TGGTAACTTTAGAGTTGGTGACTTGTTTGAAGTTGAACAGGCAACTGGTATTGCAACATTGAATGCTGAAGCATTTAACTTGTCTGGATTGAATGAATTAACACTTGGTGGTATTGGACTAGGTGGTGCAAGTGCTGTTATTAAAGAATTTAGTACAGACGGCACATTCCTTGCTAATTCAGATGAAATTGTACCGACACAACGAGCGATTAGAACATATATTTCAGCTCAGTTAGGTTCTGGTGGTGGTAACTTGCAGGTCAACGCATTAACTGCTGGTGATGTTACAATTACTGCTAACACAATTTCAACAGACCAACCAACTTTAGGACTAACGGCGGCTACGGTAACTACAAGTGCTGACCTTACAGTTGGTGGAACATTTACAGAAAGTTCAGCGTTAGTATATAAGATGAATGTAACTCCGATTGCTAGTGCATTAGAAACTGTATTACAATTAGTTGGTTATAACTATGATAGACGAGATAGTGGAAGACATGAAACTGGCTTAATTGCTGAGCAAGTGGACAAACATATTCCGCAGGCTGTGACATATAAAGACGGCAAGCCAGATGGTATTCAATATACTAAACTCGTCGGGTATCTTGTCGAATCAATCAAAGAATTGAAAGATGAGATTGATATTTTAAAAGGAAAAAAATAAATGGCTAGTTTACAAGGAACAGTAGTTAATGGAACATTAGAAGCAACATCGGGTTTTACTAATGTTGCTACTATCGATGTATCTACATCAATGACTTCGCCACTATATATTGGGACAACGAATGCCGTAGCAATAAAAAATAAGGCAGATGCTGGAACTCAAGGCACGATTGAAATTGATGCTAGTGGAAATGTAAAATTTGGCGGTGATGCTGGTAATATCCAATGTAATAAGGATATTGTAGCAACCGGTGGATTGACAGTTGATACTGATACATTAGTGGTAGATGCAGCAAACGACCGAGTTGGTGTTAATGTTTCTCCATCAGAAGCATTTCATGTTAGTGGCAATAATGTAAGTACTGGTGATGTTGTTTCAAACTATTCAGATGAACGACTTAAAACTAACATTAACCCAATTGAAAGTGCATTAGACAAAGTTAACAGCCTACGTGGCTTTAATTATGATAATGTTGGTGCAAATCCAGAAATAGGTTTTGAACCAACTCGCAAATCAGACGTTGGGTTGAGTGCTCAAGAGTTAGAAAAAATTCTCCCCCATGCTGTTTGTACCGCACCATTTGATATGGACGGTGACGGCGGCTCAAAAAGTGGTGAAAACTATTTAACAATACGTTATGAAAGAGTTGTTCCGTTATTAGTTGAAGCAATAAAAGAGTTAAGTGCAAAATTAGAAAGCCACAATCATTAATATAGAGGTGTCGCAGAATGAGTTTTAAGAGTGGAAACAGAACTTGGTGTGATGATGGCGGGCGTTTTACATCCATAGTATGGACAGGCAAAACGTCAGGAAGTTACCCAGGTGGTGGCGATACGCCATTAGTCAAATTACATAATTATATATTCCAAACTAAGTGTTTATTATGGTGGGATGCCGCTGATCCAGCAAGTTGGCCCGGAAGTGGAACAAAACTTACAGATCTAAGTGGATTTAATCGCCACGGATATGTTAGTGGTGGAACACATAATGCAGCCAATGGTGGACATATAACTGGTGGTACAAGTAGTTATATAAAAGTTGGTATGGGACCGGGAGCAACAACAGATCCTGGTTCAGGAAGTACATTAAGAGAAAATGATATTAACTTCAACTATCACGAAGAAGAAAACTCAGGAAACCAGCGTTATTCAGTTGTTGCTGGAGTAGGTTATAATGGTGGTAGCCGAGGACGAACACTTAGTTCAGTTAATAGTTCCAATGGCGATTGGTTAATGTGTCATCACAGTAGCGGTGCAAGACGGTATCATCCAGGTGGATGGGTTTATAATGATACTCCAAATGATACCAATTGGAGAATTTATGTTGGTACAGGTAACGTGTCAACAACATCAGATATGGAACAATACGACTTTTATGTAAGTAATGCTACACCAGGTGCTGGAATTGATCGACTTGCAAATAATAGTAGTGGTGGCACCTGTGGACCACAGGGAATTGGAATTGGTAAATATTTTAGTGGCAACTCAGAACAATCAGATTGGAAATTTTCCTTTATGATGGTTTATGATGATATAATTCAGCCAAGTCAAGTTGATGGAATTTACCAACATTACAGAGGCCGATTTGGCATTTAATAAATAAATATAGAGTAACAAGAATTACTGAAGGTAGGATAACATGGCTTATAAAGTAGGGAACCAAACAGTCGTTGACGATAGTGCAAACGTATATGCATGGACTGGTCCCTTTGGGCAATACAGTGACGTGAGTGCTAATTTACAACCGTTTTTCTATAAAAGAATTTACACACGTGGTTTTGTGTGTGCAGGTTATAGAAGTTCAGTACCATGGGCAAATGTAAACGAAACAGACCATTCAACAGATACAACTTGGGTTGTTCCAAGTATGGAACGAGCAGGCGCTTATTGTTGTGGAAATTGGAGTGCAGTTAAAGGTTACATGTATGCAACTTCTAACAGTTTTCCAGGACAAACAAGTCACGTAGTAAGATACTATATGTATACACATACATCAGATTCATGGGGTGATGTAATGAGTAACTCACGTGATGATTGTGGTACATTTTTATGGGATGATGTAAGAGGTTATGTATATGGTGGGTCAGGCGATTCAGTTGATTATCATAACTATTCTTCAGATTCATTTACACATTTAGCAAACGGTCATAACTCAGACAATCACCAAAATGTAAACGAGTGGGGTGATGACATTAAGGGTTATAGATCTAGAGGTAGTGAAAAATTAACATATTCTACAAACTCATGGGGAAGTTTTCCAAACATGGTTGGTGGCAACACACATGATAAAGGTTTGGCAACAAAAATGGGTTATTTTTATGTAGAGAACAATAATAACAGTACAACATCTGGAAATACATACAAATATAATATTACTACTGAAACAAACGCAACAACTGGTAGTTTTAAATCGCATAATTCAGGTGAAACAAATTATCAAACTGGTCAATATCATGGGTATGCTTTAGGTGATTGTGGTTCAAGTTGTCAAGAAAATACATCTTGGAAATCATATTTTTTCACTGATTCACATGTGGCCGGTGGTGGTACAATGCAACCAAAAGGAACTCCGGGACGGTCGTCAGGACATTGTCTTTCGAGAGAAGATTGAGAAAACATTTGTTAAGGAACAAAAAGAATGTATATACTTTATAAAGAAGCAGGTTATTTTACAGGATTACCACTTGAAGTCTTGTGTACTGTACACGGTCGGGCGATAGCCAGAGTTCAGAATGAGACCTCAAACTTTCTTAAAGGTAACATAAGAGTGTTAGATGAAGAAAAAGTAAAAAAAGGACACTTTTATATTGGTAAATTTGAAAAGAAAGTTTATATAGACGTAGAAACTGGTGAGGAGGTTTATAAAGATAAAGTTCAAACAGCAGATATGTTTGAAACTGATTCTAGAAACCAAGGCCAGAAAGATAGCGCCGGTGATGGTGAGTATCATGACATTGTTGTTAGAAAAGTTCCTTTAGAAGATGATGAAAAAGCGGCCGCAATTTATTTGGAAAAAGAAGCCATTGCAGCAAATATTGAAGATGTATTCCATGATCAATTTCATGGTACAGGTTGTGCTAGACCAGAACTTGAGGCAAGCACATTTGCAACTCAACTAGACGAAGCAAGAGCACACGAAGCAGACAGTAATGCTTCAACTCCAATGTTATCTACAATAGCGGAGAACAGGGGAATAAGTGTTGCAGAATTAGCAGGTAAAGTTATTGCCAAAGATACTGCATATAAAGAAAAAGTTGGCGGTATACTTGGACGTCAAGCAAAGTACATGCAAGAATTAAAAGCATGTGATACAATGCATAAAATAGCCAAGTTTAATGAAGATTATTTTGGTGTTCAAATGCCACAACTAGTGGCCCAATCCTATGGGTTGTCACGAGCGGGTGATGCGGCTAGAAATCCAGCACCAAACAGATTTATAACCATTGTCGATCCACCTATTGATTTGACAAAAAGTTTTGAATAAGTTATAATCATATAAACCTTATATAAAATATTATTATTTTAAAGATAAAACTATGACAAAAGAATCTACTCAACAGAACCCTGAGGAGAACTCAGAATCTTCTGATAAGTCCGCATTTAAAAGCGGAACATTTGGAACTGAAGAATTCGGAGCCGTCAGAGAAGGCGTAGCTCGCACAAATACCGGGGCGTACCATCCAAATGAATATCCTCCAACTGACAAACGGTTCCCACCAAATATTAATACACAACAAAGACAAGAATATCCGGGCTATGAAAAAGCCAAACCTAGGCAAGGATGGTCAATGGATGAACGGGTTGGTGATTTAAGACAGGGCGAGCCAGGATCTGATATGGATTATACAAAGACAACAGATTGGAATCAACCAGATGCCGCTCCAGAATATCATAGATATTGGGATCAACGAGAAGAACACATAGGTAAATTTGGATCTCAATCATTTAATATTCAAGAAGATGATCTATCTGAAAATAATCCACATGACCCACATAAAAAGACTTATGTTTATAGCAAATATGATAATCAACATGATCTAACAACAGATGAGATTATTGAATGGGCAATTAATGAACCACAACATTACCCTGGATATCAATTAAAAAACTTTGTTATAGAAACCCAATTAACTCATTGGCGGAAATGCCATCAAATAAAACTAGAAATACAGACACGTCATAAGGCGTTACAAACTGCAAACTGGGACCAGTTAAAACTTGAAGGTGAAATTGACTTGCTCAAAGAAGATATTGAACAAGATCCGCACATGCGACCTGGACAACGAAAAATTCATGATTCTGAAATAAAAAGACGTGAATATGATATGTGGTACAACAGACGCCAAAACAAACAAGCCGCTCAGGAAATGGAAATTTTTACCAATGAATTAAGAAATCTTATTGATACTAAAGAAGAATTATATCAAATTGATGATAATGCAGATCAGAAAGAAATAGAATACTGGCAAGTACGTATGGGTAAACAGGCGGCAATGGATATGATGGCGTATGGTAGAGTTGGTGTTGGTAACATGGAAGCAATTACACAAATGCCAGTTGAAGATCAATCACGAGTATTGCAAATAACTATTGATTATGCCGGCCAACTTAGTGAAGCAATGATGGGAATTGAAGAAAATCTTAAATTAGGAACAATGGAAGGTGTTGATCCTAAGTATCTTGCTGATTTACGACAGCACGTAGACAATGATGAACTTGCTGAAGCAAAAGCAAAAATGCTTGCAATGGCTGATGCAAATTTAGATGAGGTTCATACTGCAAACCCAACAGTAGCAAAACCGGGTGGGCAAATATCTATGCAACACCCATTTAAAGTTGCATCAAATCCGTCAGTTTCAAGACATAGTGACATACCAACAATAAAGGAAAATGAAGAATCCATTCGACCTAACGAAGCCAACAAAAAAGTTGACCCGATGGGAATTAACTGAGAAACATTTGTCTGAACGAGATGAATTAGAAAATAAACATTTGGGTGAACGCATTGAGTGGTACGAAGGCCAAGAAGAAACCGTGCAAAAAACAACATTTTTTGGTGCCTTAGTAAACAATGAAGAAAGAGAACGTCGCTGGAAAATTTGTACAGGATGTGAATATCTTGACAAAGCAAAACGATGTCAAATTTGTGGATGTTTTATGCGAATTAAAACATGGCAAAATGTTGTGGCTTGTCCATTAGACCCGCCAAAATGGTCTAGAGTGTATAGTGAGCGACAAGCACACGATTTAGATCAACTAAAAGCAGAAAAAGATGAAATAGACAAAAAAATAGATTCACTTGAGAATCAATCTTTAGAAGCACGAGTTAACCATAAAGCAGGCCCGCCAACACCTGAATTAGAAGAATGGCAAAATGAAGATAGTCAATTATATGACGCGAGCCGGCCAAAATTAGATTAAGTTTAATGGAAATAAAATCAATTTGTATCGTAGGCGGTGGGTCATCAGGTTGGTGTGTTGCCGCACATTTAACTCATAACCTCCCAATTAAAGTTACATTAATAGAATCAACCAAAAAAGGAATAATAGGTGTTGGGGAAGGCACCCAACCTTTCACTACTCAATTTTTTACCGAATGTGGTTTGGAAAGAAAAGATTGGATGAAAGCATCCAATGCAACATACAAACTAGGTGTTGAGTTTATTGGTTGGAGTGATACAAATGCATTTGTTGATAATGATACACCAGAAATGAATGTACTTGGTCCTGAAGTAATGATGCATGATTACATTTTAAGTGAAGGCATTTCTAAAGACGATTTTATTGATTGGTTACCATCATATAGACTTGCTAAAGCAAACAAGTCACCCAAATGTAATGATTTACGTTTAGATTATTCATCTGGTTATACGTTTCTTACAACAGATGCAGTTCATTTTAATGCAATTGAAGTAATAGATACACTTAAAGATCATTGTATAAATGACATAACATATTATGATGATTTAATTACAGACGTATTAACAAATGAAGATGGTGTTTCTGGTTTACAAACAGAAAATAATGGTATACTGACTGCTGATTTATATATAGATTGTAGTGGATTTGAATCATTACTTTTAGAAAAAGCATTAGGTGTTAAGTTTATGCCTATAGATGATATTTTACTTTGTAATAGGGCAGTTGCTATTCCAAAACAATATCAGAATAAACAAGATGAAATGCATCCTTATACTAAATCAATTGCAATGGATGCAGGATGGCAATGGACTATACCAACTTATTCTAAAATAGGAAATGGATATGTTTATTGTGATAAGTTTATAACACCAGAAGATGCAGAAGAAGCATTAAGAAATAATATTAATGAATGGGATGCACCAGCAAACCACATTAAAATGAAAACTGGTTTACATGATAAAATTGCATTTAAAAATGTTTATGCAGTTGGATTGGCAGCGGCATTTGCTGAACCATTAGAGGCAACTGGCATTACATTTACAACAAAAGCAATCCAGAAATTAACAGCATCATTATATGATTCAAAAGGTGAATATAATGATGATACGGCAGAAATGCTTAGTGATGGATATAAATCATTGGTAAGAGAAATAGTTGATTTTATATTTTGTCATTATCATTTTGCAACAAAAAATGATACACCTTTTTGGAAAGCGGTACATGAAATACCGATACCAATAAGTGTTCAACACATTGTAGATAAATTTGTCCCTAATCCTCCAAAGAATTTATGGGAAGCACCTTTATACACAATGTTTCATAGTGGCCATTGGTTTGAATTATTTTATGCATTTGGTGTATATGATAAATTTACAGGTCACAAAAAAGAATCAGATTCTATAACAAAATATGGTAAGATGGTTTGGGATATGTATAAAAATAGAACAGATACAGAACTTGATATTTTTCCAAATCATTACGATTATCTAACAGAGTTTTATTATGAAAAAGATATTTAGCATTCCGTTAAATCCAAAGTTAACGGAAGAGTCATTTTATAAGTATACTGCATTTGTAAAAGATCATGCAGATTATATATACGACATTTATTTTACATGTCGTATTCCGCCGTTTATACAAGACGCAATGGGCGATATATTTACTGATAAAGAAGCACCGCAATTTATGTTTGACCAAGCATCTTATGTTGTCGAACAAACCGGTGTAAAACTTTCAGCAACTTTCAATAATACATTAGTACGACCAACTCAACCAAATTTAGATTTGTTTATTGAAAAATTTGCTCAAGTTTATGATAAAAATATTATATCAAGTATTACTATTCCACATACTCATTGGGTTGCAACAAAACAAATACAATCTACATTTCCTGAATTAGAAATTAAGAACACAATATTACGAGATGTAACTAAACCAGCAGAAGTAGTTGCTTTAGGTGAAGCCGGATTTAACTATGTTAATTTAGATCGTGATCTAATGCGAGATCATGACAAGTTAAAAGAAATGAAACGTGCTAAAGAACATGCCGGTGTTAAGTTATCATTGTTAGCAAATGAAGGATGTTTAGGTAACTGCCCAATGATGGCTGAACATTATGAGTTTAATAATGGTCGAGGGTGGGAAGATTTAAAAATATTACCACAGTATTTTAACGATCCTATATCTAGAGTATCATGTCCTAAATGGGATTATGATGATTTGTCTATACAATTTAAATCAGCAGACATTCCACCATGGAAAGAAGATTGGGACGAGTTATTAGAATATGTTGATGTATTTAAAATGCATGGTCGTGAAAGCGAGTATAAACTTTGGCATAGTTTAGATGTTATTAAACGATATGCTGAAGGACAGGAATTTTTAACAAATACGTTTGAAAATTTTATAGAAGACAAAAATTTTACTGATGTTCCTATAAATGTTTGGCGTAATAAAATTAAGACATGTAAATTTGAATGTTGGGATTGTGGATATTGTGATAAAGTATGGGAAGCAAAAAATCCAAATGATAAGTTAGATGAAACAATCCAATTAGTTACAAGCACATTAGTTGATTCTGTAAATAAACCAATTGAGGTTAATGTTCAAGGCTTGACATCACCACGAGTTTTAAGTATAATAAACGAACTGGCTAACAAGTCTAATCATTATTTGGAAATCGGGTCTTATATTGGAGCAACAGCAACGGCCGCATTATTAAATAATAACATAAAAATTACATGTGTTGATAGTTGGCAACAACAAGAAATTTTTCCAGCAAGAGATGATCTTGATATGGAATTTCCGGCAAATGATAAAGATGCCTTTATAGCAAATATTAAAGAAGTTAAAGGTGACAACGATATTACTCTTTTTGATTGTGATTTGTTTGATTCAAACATTGAAGCAATTAAAGATGTTGACTTATTCTTTTACGATGGCCCACATGAACAAGAAATAACTAAGAAAGCATTTGTTTATTATGCCAATTCATTGGCTGATAAATGCATTGTCATTTTTGATGACGCAAATCATGAAGGTGTTATTCATGGTGCTAATGAAGGTATACATGAATCAGGATTTGATATTGTATACCATAAAATGATACTAAACGAAATTGAAGACTATTCTCAATGGTGGAATGGTATCTATATAACTGTATTACAAAGAAAAAAATAGGAAGTTATGCGAAATATTAAATTAAGAAACCTTATCTATGAAAATAAGGGATATTTTGATGTACTTAATAAAGTACTTAATTCAGAACAGTTGTCAATAGCAGAAGCATATAAAATTAGTGGTATTGCTAAAGGCTTAACTGAAAGAATGAATACGTATATGGAAGTTAAAAAAACATTGCTGGACAAATATAGTTCACCAGATGCAGAAGGTAATTATAACATTCCAGATGAAAAACAAAAAGAGTTCAATGATGAGTATGTTGAATTACAAAACATAGAATTTGAACTTGATGGTGTTGGTAAAATACCATTTCCGGAGTCAATTAAAACAGGCATTACACCGTCAGATATAACAGTCTTAGCAGACTTTTTTACATTTGATAGTGAGGTGTAATGGTTAGATCATCTCTATTAAATGATGTTCCGCCACTTCACTATATGGATTACTTATTGTCATCAATTGATGTAGTATTCCGTAATCAAGAGTACGTCATATATCTTTTCTTTATATTGATTATTGCCGGACTACTTAAAAAACACAATGTACTTGTACCTGTATATAGTTTTTTCCTAGACAAATGTAAAAGCTCTAGGTTGTTTTTGTTTTTAACATCAAGCACATTAGGAGTTCTTCCAGTACCTGGGAGAGTTAGTGTAAGTGCGGCACTATTAGATTCAATACCAACAAGTTCGACTAAAAATAGAAAAAAGTTGGGTATTATAGATTACGTTAGTACTCATCATTATTATTTTTGGAGTCCCCTTGAAAAAACTGTTATTTTACCAATGGCAGTTTTAGGATTGTCGTATCCAGGGTTTATTGGATTAATCTGGCCTATGTTGGCTGTAACTTTTGCTTATATCTTTTGGGTAATTAACAATTTGGCTGATGACAATTTTGTTACAGTTCCAAAAAATGTAGAACCTGTTAAATTAAGTTATATAACACGATATTTGATGCCATTGTTACTTGGCATTGCAGGAATCATTGCAGGCATTGATAAAATGGTATGCATGGGTTTTCTTGTTGTATACTATACTATTGTTACAGTAGAAAAAGATATACTAGGCATTATTAAAAAAATTAACTGGGGATTACTAGCATCAGTTATGTTAATAATAGTCATTGGTAATTATTTTAAAACACATACTGATGAAGTGAAGCAATTTATTGAAAGTTATGCAACACAATCACAAGCAATTATCGCAGTTGCTTTACTTGGGTTTGTTGGAAGTTTTGCATTAGGATCAAGCAGTCGTTTTGCGGCAATTTGTGTATTGAGTGCAAGTATATTTGGAATACAATGGTTACCGTTGTTTTTTGCAGTCGATTTTGCTGGATATTTGGTAAGTCCAGCACATAAGTGTACTATTATAGGTAAGATGTATTTTGGTACAAATGTAATAGAATATTACAAATATTTGATTGCATGGGCATTACTAGTTGTTGCAACCGGTGGCTTAACAACATACATTATGTTATAGAAGACTTTTTATTTTTTGTTTGTTTAACTTGTCATAAAGAACAAGTTTAGCACCAACATGAAGTGGCTTAGGGTATGCATCAATTTTAACCCAGCAATACCCTGCACTTTCCCCGTTTAATTTAGGCGTAAATTCCTCATCAACGATAATTGCAAAACTGTGATATTTGAAGTCTTTTTCTTCTATTGTGTAGCAGTTTATTGGAACGATCTTATGCTCAGCGGCATCAATACCAGTCTCTTCCATAATTTCACGTTCAAGGGCTTCTTTATTTGTTTCGTTTCTTTTTTTCTTTCCGCCAAAAAATCCCCAGACTTTATGTCGTGAACGTAGTTGTAATAACATTCTACGAGTCTTTGCTGACACGATCATTGCACCTAGTGCTTCTTTATAAGTAGATTCTCCAGAAGCCATCACTGTATGTTCCTTGACCGGTAATCGCCCATGCTTGAGTTGTTCCATTGAATGATAATTGTTGGGTGCTTGCACTATTGTAAACAGTTTCAACACCAGATGTTGTTGCACTTGCATCAAAACTAACTGCCCAGGATGTTGTAAATGCAATAATATCATTTGTACTACATGTTAACCCGCCCCAATTTGAGTCGTTAGTTACTCCAGCAGATACAAGATATTTTTGTCCACTTACACTGGCTGGTAATGTTCCATCACCTGGATAATTTACACTTGGATCAATATACATGTCTACTGAACCTTGACTGTTTGATGGTAAACTATCTGCATCAGCCGCAAATGCTAACGAATTTACGTCGCCAGTATCTGTTAAAAGTCCAATTATATCTGCAGAGTCGTTAAGTGGATCATCACCTACTCTTAATCTAAGTTGACTTGCACCGCTAGTAAATTTTCCATATTGTTTTAATACTTCTAGCCATGTTAAAGTTGCTCCACCAAGGCTAACTGAATCTTTTAAAGTAACTCTACCATTTTCATAAGTTATTTGCATGTGTTTACCAGTTATAACAGTTGTTCCAGCAGGATAACTTGGCGTTGTTTGATTTGCTACAAATTCCGCTATTTCTGAACCATCTGCGGCCGCCGCAATACTTGCAATAATAGTATGAATAAGTTTCTGATGGCTAACTTTACTTGGTGCACCTAAGTATATAGGCATTGTATAAGTTAATGTAGAAATATCTATATTTTCTTCTGTTCCAACTGGAATGGCATTTGATGACCAACTTATACCAGTTAATTCTACATACGATAGTGATGCCCAATCAAATATGTTATCATTACTAAGCAGATTAATAGAAGGATTGAATAATACTAAAATTTGTTCAAGTATCATCAATTTTTGTTCGGTGTTGCTTGTTGCAATGTCCAAATTCATTGTAAGCAGATATGGAACTGGCATTAACCTTTTAATTGCATACCTATTACCAGGTTCGTCTGTATATGTTTGCGTATCCTCATCAAATTCTTTTTCTATTGCATATACAGTATCAGATCCATGTGGATTTAACCTGTATTCTGAATTTGGTTGTAAATCTTGGACATAACATGACATCATTGGAACAGTATTTGCCATATTTTCGGAATTGTTACGAATAATACTTTGTACCATTCGTGATGAACCACCGTATACTGTAGGAAGTTTTCGTATTACTTGTGTGGCTGCATCTTCAGATATTTTAACACTAAAAGTACTAAAAATAGCCATAAATTGTTTTATAAACTTTCGCAGTTGTGCGTCGTACCAATAATCCATTATACATCCGTTTTAGGTTTTATAACATTACTAAGTCCTTGGACAGTTTCAAACGTAGTGCCGTCGTTATTAGTAATAGTACTATTGTCGTTAATATAATCTGATGCAGTAAACATTTCACTTTCTGGACTTGGCGTAGGCGCATTTGCTTCAATTGGTACCCACACATTTCCTTGTTTTTCATATAATGTCTGTGGATGCATGTCAGTCCGTATAACTCTTGTTCCCTCACCAGCATTTAAAGGAAATGTTGTCATTGAATGAATTTTTTGTGTATATGTAGAGTCTACTGGACCATGTGCCATACCAGTATATTCCAAATGCCCTGTGTATCGTTTGCCAGTTGGGTTATCTTCTCTTGCATCTAATACATTTGCTTCAGCAATCGCATCTAAAGTTTCTCTAACACTAACTGCACCATCTTCTTTTTCAAATATGTCTTTGTATTCTTGTGAATCTGTTAGTGGTGTGCATTTTACACGCCATAAATGAGGATACCAAGTTGGACTAAATCCCTCTGCTGGTCTGTTTCCTTCTTGCACTACATAAAACTTTTTAATTGGATCAGCATCTGCATCTAATCCATAATCCTCAATTAAGTGTGGTAATTCTAATACATCACCTGTCATTAATTTACGTTCCATAAGATCAACCATAGTTGATAAATGGAATGTAATAAAAAGAGTATCACCAGTTAAAAATATACCAAACTGAGTAAGATCAAAGTCAGAATCTTGTACCTGATATGATCCTCTTAGTTCATATACTTCATCAGTGTATTTTCTAGTTCTGTTTTCTTGGAAAAGAACATCTTGAATAGTGAGCTCGCCATCTGCTTCACCGTCAGTTGTTTCTGGACCAATGTATTTGTGAACAAATACTCCAGTACCGCCCATCTCAAATTGCTCTTGTGCGGCTCGATCGAAAAATTTAAAATCGTTTGTTTTATTTGGTCTCCACAAACTAATTCTAGGCATTCTTTACTCCAGATTGAAAATTTAATGTTATTCTAAATATACCTGCAACTCTTGGTGCCAATGCCCTATGTGGAATTTGACCGTTAAATGCGACAATTCTTCCAGGCACAAAATCAACTAAATGTATGTTACCATCAGTATCTAAAAACTCAGTTTCACCACCATATCCGTCGTGCCATACTGGATTTGTCATAATAATTATAGATGACTTTGCATGAACATCTAAATGGCGTGGGCCATCTTGCATTATAGTTTGCAAGTTAGCATGACAATCTTCAAGCACATATTCTTCAGTTAAAAACTTTTCTTTTACACGTTTATGTATGTCTTTAACTATTTGTGGTGTATATGGTAACCATTCCTCTCTTTTATTGTCATAATCATTGGCATCTAATCGCCCTTTTCTACCAGATTGTGAATTGCTATTAAAATTCATTGCAAAAAATCTAGTGCCATTGTTTGGCATAGCATGATTATGGCATCCCCAATGTTGAGACATAAGTAAATTTTCATGCATCTTGCCAAGTGTTTCTTTATCAAACTCACCGTCTATAATTTGAGCTTTGTCGTCTTGGCCAATTTGTATTTCCATATAACCTCAATATTATTTATTCTAATAAATACTTGTAACGAAATCTTAATAGAGGTACGTTATGTTAATACGTGAAGTAATTGTTGAGCATGAAACACAGTTGTATGAGCTTCCATCAACCCAAGCAATAATGCGAGGGCGGAAACAACAACCCAAAGCCCCAGGACAAAAAGTAGTTCAATCAACTGGTCGTTCAGGTGAAGGTTGGTGGAATACTTTTGCTAATTGGACAGGAAAAGTTATTAGTAGTATTGCCGCTGATGTAACTGGTGGTGCAATAGGACAACATTATAGAGGAAAACGTGATGACAAAGGTAATTTCATTCCAGGAACCGCACCTGATGAAGTTGCATCAATTATGGAACCACCTGCTCCAGCAAAAACACGTACATTAAGACGTGGATCACGAGGTGCTGACGTTAAAGCCATGCAAAAAGCAATGAATTTAATGGGTTTTGATACTGGTAATCCAGATGGTGCTTTTGGTCCAGGTACTGAAAAAGCAGTAAAAGCAATGCAATCAAAATTAGGTTTAAAGCCTGATGGATTAGTTGGCCCAGGTACACGTAAAGCAATGACACAAGCACACCACGGTAAAGCACTTAATAAAGCTCAAAAAGCAAAACTGGCGGCCGCTAAAAAAGCAGGAACAGTAGACAAATTTGGTACGTCAGATAAAGGTCCAGAAAGCAACATATTACAAATTAAAAGCAAAAAAGTTTCCGACGATATTTTTGGCAAAGGTGCCAAAGATGCAAAAGCATTTCAAGTAAGCTCAGCAACCATGCAAAAAATTAAACAAGTATTACCCAACGATAACGCCGCCCAAAAAAGTGCAGTTCAAGAATTACTTCGTTCACGTGCTCTTGGTACAAAAATATTTCAAGTTTCAGGTCAAAATGGTGAAAGACTTGTTCTTAAAAAAGGTATAGATTACTAAAAAGGTACATCATGAAAATAGCAGACTTATTAACTGAATCAAAAATATTACGTGAAAAGTTTAAAACACAACGTAAAGGCTCCAAAGGTCCAGCAGTTAAAGAAACACAAAAAATGCTTATTCAACTAGGGCATTTAGCACCAACTTGGACATCAAAAAAATCTGGTAAATCATATCCTAGTGATGATGGTAATTTTGGTGGTGGTACAGCAAAAGCCGCCATGGCATTTCAGAAAGCAAGCGGATTAGATGTAGATGGTATAATTGGACCTGCAACTCTTAAATCAATGATGGGTGCAGTTGAAAAGAAAAC